TGCAGAGTCTGTTTTGGCTAATCATGAGATCCAATACCCAGAGATGGGCGTTGGGTCCCCTGATACCATTCTGCAAACACGTGGTCAGCTTATGGGCTCCCCGCTCTCTTTCCCTATCCTCTGCGCCATTAATTTGGCGACTTATTGGTGCGCATTAGAGGATTATATTGGGAAGAGGGTGCCGTTAAGGGAGCTGCCTGTTCGTGTGAATGGGGATGATATGTTATTTTATGCCCCGCGATCATTCACACGATTATGGACATTATACCGTAATTTTGTTGGATTCCGCCCGTCAATCGGAAAGAACTATATTTCTAGCTCTTTTGCCGTATTGAATTCGCAATTATTTAGCGTACGGACGGACTTCATGTCATTCTCAGCGTTTGGGGGGAAGCGACCTACCTGGGCGCAGATCGAAGAAAGCCCGGATCGTTTTGATATTAAACGGGCATGGAGAGCTGACGTGAAGTGGCTCCAGGTTCCAAATTGGGGCCTCCTTGTAGGACAAACAAAATTGTCCCACTCTAACGGTATTGTGGACGGATATTCCCAGTCCGTTCACTTAATGAAAGACCAAAAGCGTGCTCACCTACGCTGGATCCACTACAACTTGGATTCGGTAAAGCGCTATACTCAGAACGGCTTATGGAATTTATTCTTTCAGCCGGAGTACGGTGGTGTGGGATTGATCCCCCCACCCAGGAGTGACGTGGTTTCTGCCACGCCCTTCCAGCTTGAGGTGGCCGCTTACTTGAAGAGTCTGAACGCCGGAGTTCACAAGACTAGGCCTAAGACTCGCCACTATCATGTGGCGGAGACATCAGTTACAGGCATGGAGATCACGATTGATCGCCCTGGGCTTTCATGGATAAGAAATTATATTGGCCCGCCTGTAAAAGGATGGATGGAGGAAGGGGCGCCAAGAGTTTGGCGTCCTAAGTTTGCGACCCTATTGGGAACCTCTTTGCGCGGTTCACGGGAGGATATGCCGCTTGTACGGCCTTCTTCGCAGACGATAAGAAACGTCCGCCAGTGTCGCAGTGGTATCCTGGCGAGAGGTCTTCCTTCAGCTTCAAGATTCGAAGCGACTTCGGGGCGCCTCTACGGTTTCGTAGAGGGGAAGCGTCTCGTTCCGCTTAAGGGTTGTGCACCCGACATGCAGCCGAGTACACGTTGGGAGCTGCGACCGCAAGCAATTGCGGCCACAGGACCCAAGACCAAACCGAAAGGTAAGGC